GAAAAAGAAATAGTTCAAAAATTTAGCGGAAACTACAAGCTTCCTGAGAATTGGAACATTGGACTAATTGTTGGAAATTCTGGATCTGGCAAAACCTCTATAGCAAAAAATGTCTTTGGCGAGTTTTCAAAAATTAATTGGGATAACGAGTCAATAATAGAAAACTTTAACAATTCTCTTAGCATGGAACAAATAACTTATGCTCTAGGTTCTGTAGGATTTAATTCTGTTCCATATTGGCTAAAATCATTCAATGTTTTATCAAATGGCGAAAAAAGCAGAGTAGAGCTAGCAAGAATGGCTTTGGAGCAAGATTTAATAGTTTATGATGAATTCACTTCATTGGTTGATAGAGATGTTGCAAAGTCAATGTCAAACTCAGTTCAAAAGTTGTTTAGAAAATTAAAAAAACAGCTGGTCGCAGTCACTTGCCATCATGACGTTATAGAGTGGCTTCAGCCCGATTGGGTGTATGATACCGACAAAAAGGAATTTATCGCGGGAAAGTCGCAAGGAGCGAAAAGCTCCAGTTCAATATTAGAAAAACAACAAAAGCAGCATGGGAATATTATAAAAAGTATCACTATTTAAATGAATCAATAGGCTCTGGTCATTATTATGAAATGGTTCTGAATAATAAAAAAGTTGGGTTTTTGCAAATATCAAGATTCCAGCATCCTCAAGCTAAAGACATTATGACAATCGGCAGAATTGTAATTGTTCCAGAATTTCAAGGATTTGGAATAGGTATTAAGTTCATGAATGAAATTGCAAACTTGTATCGAGAAGATCGAATAAGAATAACAACAAGCTTGAAGCCTTTCATGATTGCTTTAAATTCAAATAAGAATTGGAGATGTGTTAGAAGCGGCAGAGTCGGCAAAACCGGTAAAAATAGCATAATTACATCAAGCAAGACCGTTTCCTACAACAGAATAACTGCAACTTTTCAATACGAGTTTAACAAATGACGGCTAAAATCGAATTTGACAAGGCGAAATGGAAAGAGCTAGACGCCTTGCTTCAATTCAAAGTCTCACTTGCTTTTGTTTCTGACTATTTAGGTGTCTCAAGAGATACGATAATTAGGCGCATTAGGGAAGAGTATGACCTTACTTTTGCTGAATACCATGACCTCAAAATGCAGAGGACTGCGACAAAGTTACAGCAAAAAGCAATCGAAATGGCACTTGGTGGCAATAATACCATGATGATTTTCTGCCTTAAGAACCTTGCTAAGTGGTCTGACAAGATTGAAAACAAATCAATAGTAGAACAAGTGCAGATTAATATCGATGGCACAGATTCAGAGCTTTAAGAAAACCACCAAGCAAAAAGAAGCAACTGCCTTAATGGCAGGCCCTCAAAGACATACCATGCTTTTTGGGGGATCAAGATCAGGAAAGACCTTCAACATAGTTCGGGCAATTATCATCAGAATGTGCAAAGTGAAATCCAGGCACATATCTCTAAGACAAACTTTCAACAGTGCAAAAACATCAATCTGGATGGATACACTACCAACCGTTCTTAATGTATGCTTTCCTGATTTAAAAGTAGAATGGAACAGATCAGACTTCTTTATCAGAACACCTAATGGCTCTGAATACTTCATAGGCGGTTTGGATGATGCCAAGAGAGTAGAGAAGCATTTGGGGAAAGAGTTTTCAACTGTTCATTTTAATGAGTGCAGTCAGTTATCTCACTCTGCTGTTCAAATGCTACTTACAAGACTTGCAGAAAAGAATGATCTAGCAAAAAAGGCTTACTATGATCAGAACCCTCCTGCTAAGTCTCACTGGACTTATTGGCAGTTTGTTAAAAAGCTCAATCCTGCTGATGGGGAGCCTTTAAAGGATCCAGAAAATTATCAGTCTATTTTAATGAATCCAGTTGATAACCTAGAAAACATCGATTCTGAATACATCTCTATGCTTGAGTCTCTACCGGAGAAGGAAAGAAATAGATTCCTTTACGGCCAATTTACTGACTCAGACGATGGTCAAGTCTATTATGAATTTAATAGAGAGTTCCACGTGGAACAATTAGAACGAGTACCAGGTACAGTCTTTTGTGGCACTGACTTCAACGTAGATCCTGCAACGAGTGTCCTATTCCAACAGGTCAATGATGAGTGGCATGTTATCGATGAAGTATTCTTAAGAAACTCAGATACCTATAAACTAGCCCATGAGCTTGAAAGAAAGGGATACAGGGGATGCACAATAATTCCCGACTCTACTGGTAAGAATAGAAAAACATCTGGAAAGTCTGACTTTGATATTTTAAAAGAGAGAGGCTTTAGAATCATGCCCACTAGAAACCCTTTTGTTATAGATAGGGTGAATAATGTGAACAGATTACTCGCAGCAAACAGAGTCAAGATAGATCCCAAATGCAAGAAGCTTATCAATGACCTTGAAAAAGTAGCCTGGAAAGACAATAAACTAGATCAAAAAGGCGACAATAAACTTCTAACCCACGTTAGCGATTGCCTCGGATATGGACTTTGGGCACTAGATAAAATAACCTTAAATGAGAAGAAAATCATTACTCTAAGGTAGATCATGGACATTAGAACCCCAGCAATAGCCCAGACTCTCATCGAGGACATTGAAGCAAATCAAACCCAAGACAGAAGAATAGCAGAATACAAAGCTTACAAAGTTGAGACAGGTGCCCAGCGTGAATACATTGTGGAAAGACTGCAAGAGCTCTTTCCAGAGTCTTATACGACCATGAGAATAAGTGATGTGTCATTGTCCAAAAAAGTTAACACAAAACTTAGCAAGGCATACAAGGAAAAACCCATTAGAACCATGGGGGAAGCAACTGAAACCCTCAATGACGTTTATGAGATGGGCTACTTCAATAAAGGCTTTAAAGACTTTGAAAGAGACTTCAACAGGCAGCACTATGGATTGCTCTGGGTTAATCGGGTTGATGATATGCTTTGCCTTCATTCTCTTAAGGGGTTTGAATCCTTTGTGGTCAGAGATCAAAGAAGTGGAGCATTAAAGGCTGTTATTATCAATTATCCTGATGCTGAAATCACTACCACAACAACCAGTGATACTGATTATATGGAGCAGATCATTGCTGAATCTCAAAATGATTCATCTGCAACAGGTAGAGTCTATGCAATGTGGACTGCTGATTATCATGCTGTTTGGAAGTCTAGAGTCTCACAAGGGGTCAAGGGCAGTGTAGTAAAAGAAATCATCAACATGCCAATAGAAGGGAATGAATCAATGATCAATCCCCTGGGAATGTTGCCTTTTGTCTTTGCTTCAAAATCATCTGCTATTGATCTTCCCTTTGTAAATCCAATCACAGAACAATCTATCGTCTATAATTTATTAGCCTCGGATCTACTCACCGCAAGTTCTTTGCAGGGTTATGGGCAGTTGGTGCTTAAGATGCCCGAGGGCTACGAGATGGCAAAGCTCCATACTGGGATGACTACTGCTATCAATCTTCCATTAGTAGATAGTGCAGAGAACCAGGCTGATGCATCTTATATCAATGCAAATCCTGACTTATCCGGTATGCAAGATGTCTTAAGAGATTATGCAGAGCAAGTTCTTAGTGAGCATGGGATCACTGCAAGCCAAGCAGCAGGGGAATTCTCATCTGGACTTGAAAGACTCATAGCTAATGCAGATGTGAGCGATTACATCAATGCTAATCAAATGTATTTTGCAGAGCTAGAAAAGCAAGTTGCTAATATCGTTAGAAGATATGGTGAAGTTTATGGGGACTTTAATCTAGGTGATGAAGATTTTAGGATTGTATTTCCAAAAGCAAAGGTCATGATCAGTGACCAGGAAACCCTTGCTAATATCAAAACCAGAATGGAGCTAGGTCTAATTACTGAGGTTGAAGCAATGCAGGTCATTGATCCAAACCTAGATGATGATCAGGCCAGAGAAAAGCTAGAAGAAATCAAACAAGAAAAGCAGATGAAAATGCAGTCTTTCATAGGTGGAGTAAATGCCAATAGACCTGGACAAGATCAGCTACGAGATGAACCTAGACAAGTTCAAGAAGTGGGACAAGGTGCCCAAGGACAAGAAGGCTGAACTAAAAAAAGACATTTTTGATATGGTTAAACTTCAAATCGACTCTTACACCAGGGAGCAGAGATCACCTGTAACTGGCGGCAAGTTCAAAAAGTTATCAGACAGCTATGCTAAGCTAAAAAAGAAAATGGTTGGTAACGATAAGCCTGATCTACATCTCAAAGATAAGATGATTAAAAGCATTAGGGCGGATTTTCTAGCAGACAGAATCAGGTTTAAGATTACAGCAGAGTCACAGATAGCCAAATCTTACAATCATCTAACTGGAGATACTGTGCCCAAGAGACAGTTTTTGCCTGATGATGAAGTCACTACAGGCAGGGGTGTAGGCTTTCACAAAGACATTAAAGACATTGTGCAGGATATAATTAACGATGCCGTTGAAAGTTAAAAAGAAACTATTTCTTAAAGAGATGCCCAAAGACATTAAGAAGAATTTCTCAGTGGATCTTAAGAAAACTATAGCTGATGAGATTGTAAAAGTAATTCTGGGAGGCAAGTCGCCTGTAAGGAGTGCAGGAACATTTGAGCAATATTCTGATTCTTACTCTAAGCAGAAAGGCAGAAAGAAACCAGTTGATCTATTGAAATCAGGCAAGATGCTTGAATCAATTAGAGTTAAACAGAACAAGATTGGACAACTGCTCATAGAGTTTCTTGACAAGAAAGCTCCGTATCACAACTATGGACAAGGCCGCGTGCCAGAAAGAAAAATGCTTCCATCTAAGAAGGGTGAAAGATTTAATGTGAAATTAACAAAAGTAATCAATAGCATCTTAAGATTGGCAGTTAAGAAGGCAGTTAAAAAGCAAAAATAGACATTCTGTGTCTATTAATTTTAAATAATATTAGAAACGAAGGTTTCAAGGAGAGAAAACATGGATGAAGTCGAAGGACAAAACCAAGTCGTTGCAGAAGAATCAAATGTCGAAGGACAAGCAGTTGATTTAGAAGCATTGCAGGAACAGGTAGCAAAACTGGCATCTCAGAATGAGAGGCTATTGAGTGAATCAAAGAACTGGGCTGGGAAGTACAGGGATTTAAGAGACTCAGTAGACAGTCAACAGAAGCAGGAACTTGAGAAGTCTGAGAATTGGAAAGAACTTCTTGAGAGAGAGAAGCAGGAAAAGTTTGATCTAGGTGAGCAGATGAAATCACTTAGAGAAAACGCACTAAGGCAGTCGCTTAATTTTGAAGTGGCAAAGTATGCCCAAGATGCTCACAAGGTAGAAAGGGTTATCGGTGCAGTTCTTGACTCTGATGCAGTTCAAGT